AAATGCCTCCAATGGCGCGCACGCCGCAGAATCCAGAAATCCTGATGAACACTCTGCGTGGGGACATGCGCTCTGTAGATGCACGGTATCAGGAGTTGGCCGACATGGTAGGCGAAGAAGCCGCCATGGAAACGCCTCCAGAGGTGCTGGCCATGCTGCAGTCGCAGTTTGGTGCCCAGCAACAAGGCATTGGCGCGCTGCCCCAGGGCCAAGAGATGATGCCGCCCGGTGCGGGAATGCCGCCGGACCCCGGTATGATGCCGCCCGGTGCGGGCATGCCGCCCGGTGCGGGCATGCCTCCTCCCGATCAAATGGGCGCTCCTCAACCTGCTCCGGCCATGCCCCAGGGTGGTATTCCCATGCCCCCGGGCATGGAGAGTGCACCCCCTTTTTCCCAGGGGGCTGAGGCCCCTGAAGGTTATGCAGTTGGTGGCTTAGTGCGGGGTGCTCAGTTTTTGGGGGACAAGGTTGGACAATACGGCTCTGCAGCCAATGCGGCGCTGGGTCGGATGTTTATGTCTCCACAGCCAACAATGCAGCGGATGACTGGGGGAACGCCCCCCATGAATCTGTCTGTTCAAGGGCGCGAAGCGCTGTTGCAAAGTCCTGCGGGCCTTATTACCCAAGGCACCGGAACCAGAATTGCTCCGTATACCACTCTAGGTCCGCTTACTGCTCCTACCTTTACGCAGGGCATTAGTACGGCTGTTGCTCAGGGCGCAGAACGCTTTCCAAGAGCGGCACAGGCCCTGAGGAACATGTTCCCTGTAGCCGGTTTGGCAGCAGGCATAACTCAATCTTATCTTAACAATCAGAATCAATCTTTCCCGCTTAGCCCTGAAGAAGAGGCCAGTAGGCAGGAGTCTTTGAGTAAAATTCCTACAACGGGCTACCCTGCTGCTCCGATGCGCCCGGGGGAGCCACCACGGCCACCTAAGGTAGTTGCGCCCGTCATACAAGGTCCTGGAAGTGCGGCAGCCCCAGTGGACGAGGAAAAAACAGACCCAGACTTCTTAGGTAAGTTTATGGTGGAAAGAGCCGCCGCCTCTGACAAGCGCCAAGAAAAAGGGGCCACTGATTTTATTAAAAAAGAGACTACGAAGAAGAGCAAAGTAGATCGCATCCGCGAGTCTCAGGCTGAGTATGCACCTTTGTTTGAAGAGCTTTTGGGTGGCGACAAAGAGTCGGCTAAGATCAATGCCCTGCTCCTGCTGTCCGAGGCAGGGCTTAAACTGGCCAGCACGGCTAAGCCTACGTTTGCCATGGCGGTTGCAGATGCTGCCTCTGGCCTGCCCCGCGGTTTTGCTGCTATTGCGGCACAAGAGCGCGAGCTTGGCATTAAGACCAAGTCTGCTGCTTTGCAACAGGCCCTTACCGATGTGACTTCTCAAGACGCTGCAGCGGCTGCTCGCCAGAACATGCTCGCGGAGTACGCCTTGAAGGGCGAGCTAGAGGCACGCAAGGGCCAGGGCATTATTTACAAGGACGGCGGCGCGGGGCTGTTGATTGGCGAAAACAAGGCCGGTTCCCGTATGGGCACGTACCTTGACCCAGCTTACGTAGAGTCCGTTAAACAGAACCCGCTCGCTCTTTCTTTTAACGAAGAACGGGCCAGCCCATTTGTCCGCGATTTAGGCCCTGCAGCCACTGTGGTTACAAAAGACCCCAAGCAGCGTGTCAAGATTGAAGAGGACATGAATCAGATTCAAGGCCAGCTCAACACGCTAAGAGGCATGAAGGACGTAGTCAATCAGGCGTTTGGTCCCAGTACTTTCTTTACAGGCATTAAGAACGAATATTTTGTTCCATTGCTGCCCGATGCCATCGTAAGCCCAAATGTAAACAAAGCGCAGGTAATCAGTGTTTTGAAAAATGGGTTTAGTGAACTCAGCCGAGGCAGGGCTTCCCAAGACGGAAGACTGTCTGTTCAGCAGGAAAAATGGCAACGTGAGAACGACGAACCTATTGCCAACCCCGGCGGACTTTTGCAGAATGCAGAGCTCGCTGCTAAGGTCCTTCAGACCAAGGAAACTGCTCTGTTAAACGAGTGGTACAACAGTGCCACAAAACTCGGGGTGTTTGACCGCAATCGTGTCATAGACACGCCGCCCACAGGTACCAAGAACGACCCGTTCATGATGCCTACTGATGCCGCAGGTAACGCGCAAATGCAGGCTTATTTGCGTTCCACTTTTGGCTCGGTGCGTGATCCCAATATTAAAATTTATATACGCGATCAGGGCACTGGCAAACTTTTTGACCTTTCTGTCCAAAACCTGTTGAACCCAAGGCCACAATAAATGTCTTCCATTGTCCAGGATTCTAAAGGTCAGCTAATTGATCTTTCCAACCTTAGCGCCGGTCCGGTGGGCAGGGCCGAGGGCGCTCCTGTTGCTCGTGATCCGCGGGCCAAGGGTCCAGATCAGGCAGTCGAAAATCCTGTCTCCGGCTTAATACAGCAGGCCTCTTGGGGCTTAAGCGCAGGCCTGTTTGCCTTGCCCGATTTGGCAGTCAAGGGGATTGGCAGTGCGTTGGGCATGGACGAGAAGAACGTCATGACCCTGACCAAACTGTTCAACCGGGGCCAAGACACTGCGCCGCGCAACGAAGCAGAGCGTTATTCCAGAGCTATTGCTGAAGGTATTGGCTCTGGCCTGCTCCCTACCGGGGTGCTTTCTTTTATTGCCCGAACACGGCCCGTGGTACAAGCAGCTACGCCCGGGGCAGGAGTGTTTAAAGCAATCGCTGACGACACTTTAAATTTTGTACAAAAGAATCCCAAAAAAGCGTTCCTCATGGACGCAACATTTGGCGCGGCCCACGAAACTCTTCGCCAAGCGGTGGAAGAGAACATGTCGGATGACGATCCTGAGCAAAAGCAATTGTTTAAAGATCTGTTGCCTACAGCAGCGCTAATCGGCGTGCCTTTGGCTTTGTCTGCTATGCCCTCGGCCAGGGCAGTTCGTTATGGCAGTAAGAAAATGGGAGACCTAAACTCCTCACTCGGTGAATTGGAAAAGGAATCTATTGGGGACCTAGCTGCCTTCTATAAATTCCCGGGGATCAATATTGCTCCAAAGATTTTAGCAAAACGGGCTCGCGAGAGTTTGGAGAAAACCTTGGGTAGCGCAGCGGATAGCCCGGAAGGCAAGGAGTCGTTAGCCCGGTTGGATGAGATTTTTAGCAACTACCCGATGCTCCAAGCTGCCGGTTATTCGCCCAACTTTGTTGAGCGCACGATGGATCCTGCTGCTACCGAAAGAGCGATCAAGGCAATTTCCAGCCTCCCTGCCAACAGCGAAGCGCAGAAGATGTTGATCGCTCAACAGCGGAAAAACAATGCCGCGTGGGCCTCCCTGTACGATGACCTGACCCCGGATGCCAACATAGGCCTGCAGGCGGCTCTCAACCAAGTCAAGCAAGAGCGCCAACAGTTGTTCAACACTTTAACCGCACAGCGCACCGACGTCACTGACGCGGAGCTGGCGCGTTTAAGCGAGTTTTATGGACCGCTGAACCCGGACAAAATAAACGGGGAGCTGCGTGGAATGCTGCAGGCTCAGATGGAGCTGGACGTGGGCATGCGCAAGAGCATTCTGCGCAGGATGGGCTTGTCTCAGGGCGTCGATAGGGATGGCGTGCCGTTGCCTGTCCGAGACGAAACAGGAAAATCACTATTTCCTGCGTCCAATATTGAGATGCCTGCATTGGAGCTGCTTAAGACCTACGACAGTTTGCTTAAGGGCCGCACCACCATGTCGAAGGAACTTCGCAGTTTCATCGCCAACTCTGAGCCATTGAACACGCTGCGCAAAAACATTCAGGTAAAGCTCCAAGCACGTGATGCTATGGAGGCAAAAGTGAACGAAGACCTCTTAGTTCAAAAATACACGGAAGCGCTGAAAGACACCAGATTGGCAGCAAAGATGAGCAGCCCCCTGGCAAAAGAGTTTGCAGCCCAGGACAACAAGACTATTAAAGACACTTTGGAAAATCTTCGGTTGATTCTTAAGGCTGATCCCACTGCAAAAGACCTCACTGACATAAAAGCGCTGGGCAAGTCGGTTCAATACAACCCCGATACAGGGAATGTTCGCTTAAGCATGGTTGGCGTTAAAGATGACTTCCTTACCATGAACGTGAAAGACCTTGCGCAAGATGCCAAGCGGATTGCCGATGCCAACAACGCGGTAGACATTAATGTCCCTGAGGCAATTGATTACCTTGAAGCCGCCGCGCGTTTCCGTAATCAGTCGCTGGACAAGTACAACTCAGTGTTGGCTGGAAGCCGCAGCTCACGAGTCGGGGAAGCCAATCAGTATCGGGCACTCGGAGACAGGGTCTTTAACGACTTTGAAAAAATGATCTTGAACAACGTGCCGCGCATGAAAAGCGAGCGCACCGCGATGAAAATTGTCCTCGACGACTATCGCAGTGTGTATGAGCAGCGGCTGCCGTTAATGATTGGAAGAACCCGTAACGAAGCTGGGTCCACTCGGTTTTCTACGCCTAACGAACAGGTTCTGGCCGCTGCTTTCCGAAGCGGCGAGGACGTTCGCAACCTGTCCGTCATGATCGGTAACGACCCTACGGGACTTCAATTACTAGAGCAGGGCACGATGGACTGGCTGCAGCGCAAGGCCATCTTTGACAAAGACGGCCTGATCAATCCAAAGAAGCTCCAAGACGTGCTACAGAAAAACCAGAACATTATTTCTGCGCTGCCTCAATCTGTGCGTGCTACTTTGCAAAACGAGGTGGACACCTCGTTGAATGTCTCCGCTCGTTTAGGGGCCATACGCGACAAAGAACTGCTTGTACAAGACAAGGAGTTCGACGACTTTCTGAATAAGACTCTTCGCCCCGGTACTGACAACGCCATCATCTTAGAAAAGGCTTTGTCAAGCCCCATTGAGATGAGCAAGCTGGTCAGCGCCGTTAAAGGGGACCCTGATCGTTTTAAGGCACTGCGCCGTGCGGTGTTTGACATCTCTAAAGAAGGTGCCTTGCAAGGTCTTCCTTTAAAGCGTTTTATTGATACAAACAACAAATCTCTAAAGGTGTTGTTTGACGAGAAGCACTTAAAGGATTTGTCCGGTTTGGCGGACATTCAAGCACGAAACGAGGCACTTACCGCTGCTACGGGCATGGCTCCTCGGTTTGAGTCCACCAGCGACATTTTTAAACGCACGTTCGGTATATCTATTCCCGGTCTGATGACCACTGGCCGTGACACTATGTCCGGGCGTGTCAACCCCCAAGGCGCGGGCATTACCCTGGGCGTTCGCTTGCTGTCTTCCATGGAAGACGAGTTGCAGCGCAAGATGATTGTTCGCGCAATGACTGACCCTAAGGTTGCCAACGCCCTGGCCAACGGGCGAACCACTGAGCAGGGCAAGCTGTTGCTGCGTGAAATGCAGTCTCTCGGTGCGCTGCCCCGAGCAATGATCACCGCTACCTCGGTAGGAGGCTCCCAGCTTGCCATGGACGACCGTGAGACTCCAATTGAAGGCATGGCAGGGCTTCCTGAGGGCGTTCCTGTTGCACGCCGCCAAGAGACCGCAGCCACTATGTTGCGGAAGTTGCCTCCGGCACCGCAGACCCGCGGTATGCCCAAGGTATCGCAACGGCTGCCGTCGCCCCCGGCTCCTGTAGCCCCTTCCCCAAGCATGTATCAAATGCTGTTTCCGGATGATCCGCTCAGTCAGATGCTGCAGCAGCGTCAACAACCCCAGCAAGCGGGGCCTCCCCCGCAATAACCCATAAAATTTAATTGACAAAACAGCCTTTTGTTGGTTAATCTCGCGAAAGTAAAACTCTTTTTAAAAGGTGGTGAATCATGGACTCAAAAATGAAAATGGTTAAAGGCAAAGACGGCAAGATGGTTCCTTCTTTTGCAGCCGATGGCAAGGGTAAGATGGCCGGTGGTGGCATGATGAACTCCAAGATGATGGCATCTGGGGGCATGATGAAATCTAAGATGAAAGCCAGTGGCGGCGTACACAAAATGCCCGATGGCAAGACAATGAAAAACTCTGCCATGAAGACTATGAAGAAAGCTCGAGGCTGACATGGCAGGCGCGGGCTTATACGCCAACATCGCCGCAAAGAAAAAACGCATTGCCTCCGGCTCAGGTGAGAGCATGCGCAGTGTTGGTGCTAAGGGCGCTCCCAAGAAGAGCGACTTTGCCAATGCTGCTAAAACCGCTTCGTTTAAGGCAGGCGGAGAAGCAAAGTCCAAGGTCAACGCTGCTGGCAACTACACCAAGCCTGAGCTACGCAAGCGCATTTTTAATTCTGTGAAAGCAGAGGCTACCGCTGGCACAGGCGCAGGACAATGGAGCGCGAGGAAAGCACAAATGGTCGCGCAGCGCTACAAAAAAGCGGGCGGCGGGTATCGTGATTAAAAAGCCGCAGCAATCCCTGAAAGATTGGGGTGACCAAAAATGGAGAACAAAAAGTGGTAAAAAATCTTCTGACACTGGTGAGCGATACCTTCCAGAAGCTGCGATCAAAAGTCTCAGCCCTGGTGAATACGCTGCGACAACCAAAGCCAAGCGCGCCGGAAAAGCCGCCGGAAAACAATTCGTAGCACAGCCCAAAAAGATTGCAAAAAAGACCGCGGGCTTTAGATAGATTGCAGTTGTCGTCCTTGACGCAACCTTAACCCGGGCCTCGGCCCGGGTTTTTTTCTTCGTAGGTCTCGACCTTGCGCCACCACTGATCGCAGTAGCCGTCAAACTCCCGCCCCACGGTTACAAATTCCTGCACTTCCCCGTCCTGCGCCACCATCAGAATCACGCCCTGATTGATGTCTGTGCCGTGTTGATGGTTATGCGCAACAGCATACGCGGCGAGTTGTACAAAATAGTCCTCGATCCACGCGCGCTTCTTCATCTTGTTGGCCTGCTTAAAGTCCACGATGCAGGGTTTACCCTTGTACACCCCAGCAAAATCTGAGGTTCCAGCGTATCGGCCCGCGTGCAGCAGCGGGATTTCTGTGCCCCACGCCTCATCTACCGCGGGAAAGAACTTCTCGATCAGGGTATAGCCCATGCGGTAGCCCTTGACCTGTAGCCAAGTGCGCGGTGTCTCCAAGGGCCGGTTGAGCAGCATGCGCTCAACCACTGAGTGCATGTGCGTGCCCACCAGTGCGGCTTCGTTTTTAATCCGGTCAGCCTCCTGCTCTCCAATGCGCGCGGCCCACTCCTCTAAATGCTGCTTGTCCTTGGTGCTGGACAGGATGGTTGTCACGCTGGGCACCGGGAGCTCGCCATCGAGGCTGTAAACGCGGCCCGTGGGCAGGTCCAGGCGCTTGAGCTTGGGGTAGACAAACTTGTTTCTGATTGGAACGAGTTGCATTATTTAATCCATTCCTTAAGCTCTTCTCCGAGCACTGCGTTGGCGATGTTGATCTTGCTGCGCAGGGCCTTGACGATGTGCTCGTCCACAGTCCCCGGGCTGATGAAATCGACGTAGGTCACCTTATTGGTCTGACCGATACGGTGAGCGCGGTCCTCGGACTGCAGGCGCACCTCCAAATCGAAGTTGTTGCTGTAGTAGATCACGGTTCTTGCGGCAGTCAGCGTCAGGCCGTAGCCCCCGGTGCGGGGGTTGCCAACAAAGAACCGCAGATCGTGGTCCGGGTCCTGGAAGTTGGTCACGATCTCTTGGCGCAACTCGGCTTCTGTGTCCCCGAAATACGTGGCCACTGCGGTCATGCCGTGCCTTTCCTGCAGCGCCAGTTTGATGTTTTCAATGTCGCGCCGGTAGTTGGCCCAGATGATGACCTTGCCCTCTACCTCCTCAATCTGCGCAAGCAGTTCGTTGACCCGGTTGCTGGGAATATCCTCCTGCCTACCATCATCGAGCTTGACGTGGCCGCAACAAATTTGCTGCAGCCGCATGATTTGTGTGAGCGCGTTGTTGGTGGTCATCATTGAGCCGTCCGCCATGATCGACAGGGCCATGAGCTTCATCTGCTCGTAGTATTTCTTTTGCTCTGGCGTAAGCTCAATTTCCCTGCGCACGAAGACCTTGTCGGGCAAGTCAAGGCACTCCTCTTTGGTCACGCGAAAGGCAAAATGGTTGAGCCTTTTTTGCAGCTCTTCCAAGTGCCGATAGCCCACGATCTGCTTGAACGTGTGGGTGGCAAGCCTGCGCTCAAGAAGGATCGCGTACCGGGCTTGGAAGGCATAAAAGCTGTGATAGCCCAAGCAGTCCGGACCGAGGAACTCGCACTGGCTGTACAGGTCCAGCGGGGACTTGGTAACGGGCGAGCCTGTGGCGATACGGCGGTATTTAGCGTCCTTGCCCACCTTGATGATGCTCTTGGTGCGCTTGGCCCCGGGCGTCTTGATGGTGGTGCTCTCATCAACAGCCATGAAAGAGTTGGTGACCCGCAAAAAAGTGCGGGCAAACAGTGTTCCTTTTTCTGTGCTGAAGGCCTCAATGTTCATCACCAGCACCCGCAAGGAATCCACACTGGCCAGCATCTTTTCCATGGCCACCTGCTCCGCCTTGCGGGGGGACGCGGACCAGCATGCCATGGCCAAAGGAATGTGGTCCGGCATGTGTTTGGGGATCTCGGATGTGTACCAATTGCGATAAACGCCCTTGGGTGCTACGATGAGCATAGAGTTAATTTTGCCCTTGTCGTAGAGCATGGCAGCGTTGTTGATGAGCATGAAGCTTTTGCCCGTGCCCATCTCCGCCAACACTGCTATTTCCCGTTCTTCCCAGAAGCGTTGCAGATACGCCGCTTGATGGGTAAACGGTTTGTTCTTGAAGGGGTAGTGCGATAAAAAATAGTCCATTGCTTTCTTTCTTTCTAAAAGGGGGTTGACACCCTTGGAAAGTAGTGTACACTAAGCGAACATTTAAAGAAAGGATAGTGAAAATATGCCAACAGTTTTTGTTGTTCAAGAGATGCCGAACCACGATCTGGCTCCTGCTATGAAGTTCGGGGAGATGAAGGTCTTGCTCTCTTCGTACACCCAAATTGCGTTCAGCACTTCGCCTACAATCCGCAGCCTGCGAAACAAGCTGCGCGGTTTCAGCGACACCGATTTCCTGCTTCTTGCAGGAGACCCCGTAGCAATTGGCTTGGCCTGCTCAATTGCTTCGTTCTATAACTCTGGCCGTTATACAGCCCTTAAGTGGGACCGCCGTGAGCACCTGTATATCCCTGTCAAAATTGATGTAACCCAGAAAGGAGAAAGCGATGAGTAATTTAAATTCCGTGTTTGAAGAGGACGCTGGTGCCCTCACTGTCAAAGATGAGGACCTGTCCTCTGTTGCAGCCTTGGCCAAGCGCGCCAAAATGCTGGAAAAAGAGATTGAGGAAATCGAGTCTGTTCTCAAAGAGCGCAAAGAACAACTGCGCAAGATGGAAGAAGAGACCATGCCTAATATGCTATCTGAGCTGGGCATGAAAGAGTTCACCATGTCGGACGGCAGCAAGATCACTGTCAAGCCCTTTTACTCTGCCTCTATCAAAGAAGAGAATCGGGCTCAGGCGTATGAGTGGCTGCGCGAAAACGGCTATGACGACATCATCAAAAATACGGTCTCCGTGCGGTTTGGTCGAGGAGAAGACCAGTTGTGCGAGAACCTACTGAATCTGCTGCGCGTGCAAAGCTACCCTGTGGAGCAAGCGCAGAAGATCGAGCCCCAGACCCTCAAGGCCTGGGTTCGTGAGCAAACGGAGCGCGGCAGCGCGTTTCCAACAGAACTTTTTGGCGTATTCATTGGCCAAAAAGCTACCATTAAATCAGCCTAAGGAAATCTAATCATGAGCAAGACACAAGTCGCAGTCAAAGAGACTAAAGAGTATTCAGTTGCATTGGGCAACGTGTTTGAAGATGACGCTAATAACGGCTTCGACAACATGGGGCAGGAAGATTTTGCGCTTCCGTTCCTGCGCCTGTTGACTAACACCAGCCCAGAGGTGGGGGAAGTAGAAGGCGCTCTACCGGGCATGGTCATGAACACCGTAACAAGTGAGTTGCATGACGGCAAGGCAGGCATCATTGTCATCCCCGTGGCCTACGTGCGTCAGTACATTGAATGGGCCCCACGCGGCTCTGGCAGCGGTGCCCCTATCGCTGTCTACCCCGCTACGTCTGATGTGCTCACGCGCACGCACCGCGAACCGGGCGATAGCAAGGACTACCTTGACAACGGCAACTACATTGAAAACACGGCCAACCACTACGTGATGGTCATCAACGATAGCGGCATGCCAGAGCCTGCATTGATTACGATGAAGTCAACGCAACTCAAGAAGTCGCGCAAGTGGAACAGCATGCTGATGTCCACCAAGATGATGGGCAAGAACGGCCCCTTTACTCCTCCGATGTACAGCCATTTGTACCGCCTGAGCACTCAAGCTGAATCGAACGATAAGGGCAAGTGGTTTGGTTGGGAAGTAGAGAAGATTGGCCCTGTCGAAGACATGAACGCCTATACAGCGGCTAAATCTTTTGCAACGCAAATTAATTCTGGTGATGTCAAGGTCAAGCATGAGCACGCCGAAGGCACGGCTGGCGCAGGCGCTGCACCGTTCTAAGTCTATGGGGGAGCTTCGGCTCCCCCAGTTTTCTATAGAGAGTTCTATGACAGACATCACCAGATTCAAGGCGATATTCAGTGGACTGGATATCGCGTATGGCACCTACAGGATCAAATCGGAGCGAGGCGATGGAAAACAAGCAGGACAAGCTACAGTAGTTCGCAAGCCCCCTACGGATGACTTGTGGGTTCAGCACTTTGAGGGGATTGATCCGTCTTTAGGCATCATTCCTATACGGGCGGATAACACCTGCATCTGGGGCTGTATTGATATTGATCAGTACCCGTTCGACCATAAAGGCTTGGTTGAAAGAATTCAACAACTAAAGCTGCCGCTTGTCGTTTGCCGCAGCAAATCCGGGGGCGCGCATGTCTTTCTTTTTACCAGCACTCCTGCGCCTGCTCGAGATTACCAGACGTACCTCAAGAACGCGGCGGCGCTTCTTGGCGAAGCAGGCCGGGAAATATTCCCCAAGCAAGCGGAGATCCTCGTGGAACGAGGAGACACCGGAAACTTCCTTAACCTGCCGTACTTTGGCGGGGACTCCGGTACAAGGTATGCATTCAATGTCGATGGTTCTGCGGCGACCCTTGAGGAGTTCTATGCACTCCACGCCGCTAACGTGCAGGACGCACCACTTAATTTCCCTGAGCCGCCTAAACAAGCGGAGAGTCCCATCAAAGATGGCCCGCCTTGCCTACAAGCTCTTTGTGCGCAAGGCTTTCCGGAAGGCACCCGCAATAATGGGCTATTCAACATTGGGGTGTATCTTAAGCGCGCCTGCCCAACCGGATGGGAAGACAAGATGGTTGAGTACAACCTCAAGTACGTCTCTCCGCCCCTACCCAATAACGAAGTCCAGGTCATCATCAAGCAGGCAGGCAAGAAGGACTACCAGTACAAGTGCAAGGACGCGCCTCTTAACAGCTTTTGTAACTCCGGGCTCTGCCGCTCGCGCAAGTTTGGCATTGGAGCCCATGCTCCTGATTCGGCGCAGATAGCCAGCCTGTCTAAATACGCCAGTGATCCTCCGCTGTGGTTTTTAGATGTTAACGGCAAGCGCATAGAGCTTGAAACCGAGATGCTTTACAACCAAGCCGCCTTTCAAAAGGCATGCCTTGAGAAGATCAATACCGTGCCCTCTACCTTGCGCAAACAGGACTGGGAGAGCCTGCTTAACGCACTGCTCAAAGAGATGGTGGAGACAGAACAGATTACAGAAGCCTCTGAAGACACCAGTGTGGTGGGAAGGTTCATGGACCTGCTTGAAGAGTTTACAACCCACATGCAACAGGCCTTGGCCCGTGAAGAGCTGCTCATGGGCCGTCCTTGGACAGACGAGGAAGAGGCCCAAACATACTTTCGGATAAAAGATCTCGACTCGCACTTGCTGCGCAACAATTTTAAATCGCTGACCGCGCCCAAAATGGCCCAACGCCTGCGCGACATTGGCGGCGAACCCATCAGCCTTTTTCTCAAGGGCCGCGCCGTGCGCTGCTGGCGCATTCCGCGCTTTGAGAAACAAGAAGCCCCCTTTGACACCCATGTACAACGTAATGAAGGAAGTCCATTCTGATGTTAAAAATTGACGGGCACGATAATGCAATCCTTGGTCCAGCCTGCATCTGGAGGGGCAACTCTCAAGTGGAGGTGCTGGTCTATGACGCAGAAGTCATTCGGGGAAACCTAATGATGGAAAGCGGGATGGAAAGTGAAGAAGCGCGCGAGTTTATTGAGTTCAACATTGAGGGCGCTTACGTAGGCGAGGGCACCCCCATCATTGTCTGGACACAGGACATGTGGGACCATGACAGCGACGATTGAAAAGGTCTTCGGCCCTCCGGGCACGGGCAAGACAACGTACTTACTCAGTGTGGTTGATCGTGAGCTAGAAGCCGGGACTTTTTCTACAAACATCGGCTACTTTTCTTTTACCAGAAAGGCGGCTACTGAAGCGCGTGACCGTGCAGTGCTGAAGTTCCCGCAACTGGTTCCCAAAAAAGACTTTCCCTATTTCAGGACCCTGCACAGTCTTGCCTATCACGCCTTGGCCGTAAGGGCAGACCTGATCATGCAGCCAGAGCATTACCAAGAGTTTGCGGCTCAGGCAGGCATCCAGATTGCCATAAATTCAGATGAAGACACGGATGTGGCCAAGCCCGACAATCCGATCCTCAACGAAATTAATTTAGCGCGCATTCGCGGCATAGACCTGCGCCAGCACTACAACGATTCCCGCCTGGAAATTGAGTGGCACCACTTTGAGTTTGTTGAGCGAACCTATCGCCACTACAAGCGCAGCAAGGACCTGCTAGATTTCACTGACCTGCTGGAGATGGTTGTGCAGCAACCAGAGAAATTGCCCGCGCTAGAGGTTTTAATCGTAGACGAGGCGCAGGATTTATCCCGACTACAATGGGAACTGGTCAAGGCACTTGCCGCTAAATCCCAGCGCGTGTTCTTAGCGGGGGACGATGATCAAGCCGTCTTCACTTGGGCGGGAGCCGATGTTAAAAGCTTCTTGTCTTTCCCAGGGGAGATCAAAGTTCTTCAACAGTCTTACCGCGTCCCCAACAATGTGCACGAGTTGGCCAGCAGGGTTGTACAACGTATTCGCCAGCGGCAACCCAAGCAATGGAAGCCCCGTGATTTTGAGGGCAGCGTGATGACCTACTACCGCTTTGAGGACGTACCCATAGATGCTGGCCAGTGGCTTATTCTGGCCAGCACCAACTACCTGCTCAACCCTGTCGGGGAGTGGCTCAAGCGCAAAGGGCTGCTGTTTGACCGCTCAGGCCTGCCCAGCATTGGCCCCAGCATCCTTAAAGCCGTGGTGACATGGGAGCGCCTGCGCAAGGGCGTTGCAATGGGCGGCGAGGACATTGCCAGCGTCTACCGTTATCTCGATTCGCAGTACGTGGCCCGCGGCTACCGGAGCTTTAAAGGCGAGCGCAGTGAGCTGTTCACTCTGGACCAATTAAAGGCTACCTACGGGCTGCAGGACACCCCGGTGTGGCACGAGGCTCTGGGGAAAATTGGTCACGATAAACGGGACTACCTGATCTCGGTCCTGCGCCAAGGCACCAAGCTGTCAGACGGAAACCGGATAAAGTTATCCACAATACACGGGGCCAAGGGCGGGGAGGCGGACAATGTCTTGCTGCTCATGGACCTTTCCACAAAGTTTGCAAAGGATATGCAAAGAAATAGTGACGATGTTAATCGGCTCTTTTACGTGGGGATTACCCGAACTAAAAAGTCGCTGCACCTAGTGCTGCCCAAGTTCCAAGACAAAGGATTCCTGTTGTGAAGACCATGCCGCTTTTTCCAACCCCCACTGAATGGGTTGCCCCGGAAACTTTCCCCAACTTATCCACAGCCAAGGAGATTGCAATTGACCTTGAAACATGTGATCCAAACCTGGAGTCCTTCGGTCCTGGGTGGCCTCGTTCTGACGGTTTTATTGTCGGATACGCCATCGCCGTGGATGGTTGGTCTGGCTATTACCCTGTTGCTCATGCTGGTGGTGGCAATTTGGACAAAAAGAGAGTGGAGACTTGGATCAAAGACGTCCTTGCCACCCGCGCCGACAAAATCATGCACAACGCAGCCTATGACGCCGGGTGGCTTGGTGCAAATGGATTCACCATCAATGGCCGAATCTTGGATACCATGCTTGCAGCGCCGTTACTTGACGAAAATCGATTTAGCTTTAGCCTTAACGCCCTTGGTTTTGACTACCTTAAAGAAACCAAGAGTGAGCAGGGCCTTAAGCAGGCAGCCTCCGACTTTGGTGTTCATCCTAAAAAGGAGCTCTGGAAACTCCCTGCTATGTACGTTGGTGAGTACGCGGAGCAAGACGCGGCATTGACGCTGAAGCTTTGGCAGCATTTTAAAATCAAGATGCGCCAAGAAGAGGTTGAATCCATATTCGACATGGAAACAGCAGTCTTCCCCGTGCTGCTGGAGATGACCCGCCGCGGCATTCGCTTTGACCGGGACAAATGCGGCCTGTTGATCGACAAGATGCGCACCCGCGAAAGCCAGCTTCTGCGGGAGATGAAAGAGCAGGCGGGCGTTAAGGTAGATATTTGGGCCGCGCAATCGGTTGCCACAGCGTTTGACCGCCTTGGCATTGCATACAGCAAGACCGAGAACGGCGTGCCCAGCTTTACCCGACTGTTTCTAGAAAACCACAGCCATCCCTTGGCCAGAATGGTCATCGAGGCGCGCGAGGCCAACAAAACCCACAGCACCTTTTTGCAGCCCTACATGGGCTTTAGCGCCAAAACAGGGCGCGTTCACTCCCACGTCAATCAAATGCGCTCAGATGACGGCGGCACCGTCACCGGGCGCTTGTCCATGTCCAATCCCAACTTGCAGCAGGTTCCGGCCCGACACGAGACCATCGGCCCCATGGTGCGAGGTCTGTTCCTGCCCGAAGAAGGGCAATTGTGGGCATCCAATGACTTCTCGTCCCAAGAACCGCGGCTCCTGGTGCACTACGCCGCGCTGCTAGGCTTGGCCGGATCAGAAAAGATGGTGGACGCCTACACCACCAACCCCAAAACCGACTTTCACCAAATGGTGGCAGATATGGCCGGGATTAATCGCAAGGCTGCTAAAACCATTGGTCTGGGCCTCATGTACGGCATGGGCAAAGGCAAACTGGCCGCGCAACTGGATCTGGGGGCAGAGGAAGCCGATGAGCTAATTGCCCGTTTTCACCTTAGCGTTCCGTTTCTTAAGGGCACCGTCAATTCGGTGATGAAGCGCATTGACAATCCAGCAACGGGCGGGGCAATCCGTACACTGTTGGGCCGCAAATGCCGCTTCCCCCTTTGGGAGCCGATGGAGTGGGGCGTGAACAAGGCCTTGCCCCTTGAGCAAGCACATCTTGCCTATGGCCAGCGCATCAAGCGCGCAGGCACCTACAAGGGCCTTAATCGCTTGATCCAGGGGTCTGCTGCAGATCAGGCAAAAGCCGCCATGGTGGCCCTGAAAAAGGCCGGGTTTGATCCCATCTTGCAACTGCACGATGAAGTAGCCCTCAGCGTTGTCTCCCGCAACGATGCCCTAGAAGCCGCCAAAATCATGGAAAACGCCGTGCGCATGGAAGTGCCCAGCCGCTGTGACGTGGAAACAGGCCCTAGCTGGGGCGAAGCAAAATAAAAGGGCCCCGAAGGGCCCTTTTTACTTTCCGCGAAGTCTGGTGTACAGCTTTATAAGAGAGAGCTTTGTTTTGAGTTGCGCCAGCTCATCAACAAGCTGCTTCAAACTCGGAAACCTGCTCTTTGGCTTATAGCCATCCTCAAACAAATCAAGCTGCGACAAAGAAAACAACCATTCCCCCTTTCCGCGCCCCGGCAAAAGCGTTGAGACCAAGTGGTTCTTGGACGAGAGATACAAGGCCGCTCTGCGTACCACAGAAGCCTGCAGCCCCGTCCACTGCGCCAACTCCGAGGTCTTACCCCGATAGCCGTGCGCGCGCAAAGCAGCAAGAACCGCGATCCGCGCATCCTCCGGTTTGATGCGGGCGGAGATCATACCTGCTCGTAAGTTGCTTCAAAAATGTCTGGCTTGCAGGGATACAACTCCCCCTTTACACCTTTGATTATCCAGTCCCCGATGGACGCAATCATTTGTCCTTCAAGAGTGGAAATAAAAACATTGTCAGAGGTAAAGTCAACTGCCTGTTGTGTCCCTGGATCAAGGTCTCGAATTTCATCCATGGATTCCCCTGTGCCAAGCCATTGAACAGCCTCAATAACTACCGGTTTTTTTCTGAATTTCATCGTGCATTCCCCTGAAGACGGTCCGAGACCAGTGTGGCGTAACCTGCAATGTCAATCCAGCTATCTACCTTGTCAGGGTTGCCGTTGACGATGCGCGCCATCTTGTGCACGATCATCTCAATAGCCTCCCACTGATCGTCAGCAAACAGCTTGTCGTGCCTGCGTGCATGGTCCGCCAGCAGCCGTTTAATCCCCTGCATTAGTGCAGCACCCTCTTTAAATGTGCCGTAGTCCTGGGCCCGTGCGTCAAGGGTCTCCTCCACGTCCGCCTCTTGCGGGGCAGGCTCGTCGTCATCCTCGTAATTAAAGTGCCCGCCCTTTATGCCTTCTTCAATATACTCTTTAACACTCAGCCCTAGCTTGGCTGCCAGGGCCATGGCCTTGGAAGAAACAAGAACCTTGCGCCTTGTTCCGGGCTCGGGCATAGACACCATTTCAGGGTCCTCACACATGCTGTCCAAGACCTGCTTGCGTAGCTTGTAAGCCATAGGCTTGGAGGCCTTGAACTTGGCAGCTACCTTGGTTACTTCGGCCTCGGGATGCGCGCGAAAATATTCGCGGATTTTATCTGACTTAATCACTTGCTTTCTCCTTTTCTTTGCTTCGGTTTTTCAATGACTTTTGTCAATGATTCTGTGGTGGTGAAACGGTGCTCGTTAGCGCACTCGTATCGCCGATAAGTGGAATTGTTCTGGGAGCGCGCCCGTGTCTCTTTAATCGATACCCAAGCCCGGCAAACGGGACATATCACTTGGCCTCCTCTACTTCAACAACGCCATAAATGTCCTCATACGTGAGCCGTGAACCGCGCTTCGCGGCCTCGCGAATCAGTCTTTTGGCCACTTCAGGCGGCACCATTTGAGAGCGCAATTCGTAGTGCCCCACGTTGCCTTGAGTGCACCCCAACATGTCTGCAAATGTCTTTTGCGTCATGCCCAGGTCCACCCTGATCTTCTTAATTTTGTTTTCCATCGAATGCTCCAGTTGCTCTTGATTGTTTAGCTTTAGTGATGTCAACAAACTTTTTGTTGCTGCTTTTGACAACAAAGAAAAACTGGCTGTCACGTCTAATTTCGTCCACTACTTCTCCCTCACTTGTAATCAACACCCAATGGTTCTCCCCCCACTCTTTCCACTTCATGTGTTCTTCTCCCTAAGTTTGGCTGCTGTCATTAGCACGGCTTGAACACGAGTCAATGCCAAATGGCTTATTTCTATAACTTCTTCTTCCGTCAGCCCTACCCATTCGCGCTTTGATTCCTGCACTGGCATGGGTGGCTGTACTTTTCTTCGAAACAGTAATTCATCTCTATCTGTAATGCCGATTGCCTTAAACCCCTGCTCCTTAATGTTGTCCATAAATTTATCAAAGCGGGTCATGCGTTCTTCTCCTTGAGTCGTTGTTCAATGGCATTTGCAAAATCCACCCAAAACGAATCTTTTCTTGAAGTCGCGCTATGTAGGCTGTCGTAAACAAAACTTTGTTCATCCCTTGTCAGCCCTACCCACGGCTTCTTGTACACCTGTGTGTCATCGTCCTCCAAGGCTCGTATCTTGGCTTCGCGCTCAAGGCGCTGGAATTCTTCATCTTCTTCAGTCATGTGTTCTCCTCTGGCGGCTTATCTGGGCAATCTTCACACTTGGTTTTACAGCCATTCATCTTCATGCACCAAGGCTCTTGCTCTGGCTGTGCCAAGGCTTCTTTGATGGCGGTGATGGCTGCTTCA